TTAAGCGTACTTAAGATATGCTTGACGTAACTTTTCATCATAATTGTTTTTGGCATAAGCTTTGCCATTATATCCCCGAGCAAAACCTGCCCAGTCATGACGCTGGAGTTCGTCAACCAAATTATTGACCTTGATATAACGGATCATAGCTCCTAATTGCTTAGCTTCACTTTCATACATATCGTTGATGAATGATTGTAGTGATGGGTAGCCTAGCGCCTCCCAGTGATAGCCCATTACCTGACCGACGCCCCATGACGCAGACTGCAATGCAATATCACGATTATAGCTAGCAGCAATGCGTAGCTTATCATGCTGCTCACTGTACCGACCATAACCACCAGCAAGAGGATTGCAGATTCGTGGATGCTTGGCTAAGATACGCAAACGCCAGGTAAACCATTTGATAGCGCCTAGCTGTTCCCAAAACTTATGACGCTCAAATAAAATCGCTGGTTCGCCAGTGCTGAAAAACCCACTTGACCGAGCCTCAACTTCAATAACTGCTTTTAGCGCTGCGTACTCGATACCAGCTTCGTTAGCACCTTCTTTGATCTGCTGCTCTGTCAGTTTTTTACTCATAGCTTGCACCTTATTTTAGACGTAAAAAAAGCTCCAAAATTGGAGCCGTATTAGTGTTTAATTTTATATCGCCAAAGCGTCTTAAAGCACATTGGCCTGGCTATCGTCAGCTGCTTGATGTACAGCAGGTTATTAATCAAGATAATCAGTCTAAATAAAACTGTAGCAAACACTGGCACAAAGCCTGTGCCCCAGTCGGCCCACAGCAAGATAAGCCAACCCACTAAGTACAGGTTTAATTTAGTAGCGCATATAGAATTACGAGTATTAACCTTGCGTGTCGTCATGACAATAATGCACGTGACAAGCCCTAGCATCGGCAGTAAGTAATTAACCGTGTTCATCATGAGCGACCTCCTTGTATGACGATTGAGGCTCTACACTCACGCCAATATCGTTATTTAATTTTGGCAGTATGACAAAAGAAGCTACCAACGTTGCTAGTGCAGCTGTCAGTAACTTGGTCGCATGATCGGCAACTAAATCTATAGCAAAGCCCCAAAACTTGATAGCGCGTTTTACGATTAAATCAATAACCGCATCTTGCAACTCTTTGTTATTGAGCAATCGCATTGTGACGTAAGTTAGAATTGTGCCTGATAGACCGCCACCAAAAGCTGTGACCATCATCAATCCCGCGCTTGGCTCGGTAATTAATGTTGGCAATACAATAAATGATATGACCAATCCAACTACTACTGCTGTGGCAAATTTACCTGCAAAAGTACCGCGACTACGCATGTAATCTGTTGTCAGTGAAATGAACGCCCCTGCAAAAGTTAAAACCACCATTGCGATAAAAAAAAGCCATAGTGGTAATTGCAAGTAGAAAAAGGCATGTGTTTGACCTAATTGTGCGCTGATACTTGCCGCACTTGCAGCAGTACCAGCCGTAGACAGCGTTAGTAATTGTGCTGTCTTAAGAGCTGCAATATTATGCGGCATTGTCTCTCCTCAAATTTTAGATAATAAAAAACCCCAATTAAGGGGTCTCTAGCGCAAGTAAACGAGCTTCAATTAAACCCATACGTCTACGCTGATAAGCCGATTCTACCGCAACACATTGCTCTGTATTCACAAACCAACGCACATAATTAATATTGTTTTCGCGCCAAGTTGTCCGCTCAACTATACCAAGTTTTAGTGCGTTGATGCTTTTAGTGTTCAATATGTTGTATATAGTCTCCGCATTATATCCAAAGTGCGTTATAGCTAAAACTGCGCCAATCTTTGCTACTTCTGCTGCTGACTGATATGAACTTGTAGTAATTTCTGCCCAAGCGTCCAATAAACCATCAGTTATAGCAAGTGGATTTACTTGCTCAGCGTTTGTTGATGTAGTTAAACTACCTAAGACACTGTAGTTTTTATAAAAACGTCTGCGAGCATTACCTAGCGAGCTTAACCCATCACCTGCACCTAGCACTTCTTTATCATTCACTTCAAAAGAATCTACCAGCTTTGTATCGGTAGCTCCTGTGATGTTCTGAGTGATAGCTAGCGACTGTACTTTACCGTTGAATATATATACTTTTGCTAATAACCCTACATATTCACCTAAGCCTTCTAGCGTTGGTTCGCTAGTATAACCAGTACCACCATCATGTATGATTATCTTTGTTACAGCACCACCCTCAATTACGGCGGAAACAGAACCTACTCTAGTTGCGCCACCACCTCGCAGCAATAACCTGCTTTCAGGCGCACTTTTCGTAGGCGCAAGAGCTAAATTAAAGCTACTACCACCTTTAGCATTATAAACAACACCAAGCACTCCAGCTTCTTTTGATGACAAAAGGTCATCATCTTTATCCATCTTAGTTGTCTCGGCTGGCAGTCTAAAATTAACCTTGACTCCATTGCCCTCTGTTTTATTGCCTATACCGATCAACGTAAGAGGGCTTGAGTCCACGCCAGATGATAGCAGGGCTAACGAGCTATCATTAAAATTACCTGACGCATTAACCCCAGCTTTTGTCATAAATATTGCATTAGCTACTCGGAAGTTAGTAGTCCCTAAGTACCCAAAACCTCCACCCGATGTAGTAACTCCCGCCCCCTGCTTGCCTCCAATGATAGTAGTATCTTTACCAAATCGAGAGCTGCTAGACGGGAAGGGTCTTAGGTTTGCTCCGCTTTCACTGTAACATCCTACAAAAGCACTAGAATTAATTGTCTCTTTACTAAAGTAAGCACCTATTCCATGATAACTTGCGTGTGAAGAAAAATAATGATTACCCAGAAAGCTATACTCTTTAACTCCATAACCTGTACAAGCATTAACATTTAACCCGACTACTGCACCTGCATTTGAATCACCCCCTAAAGTCATTATGCCGTGTATACCGATTTCGCCAATACTTAAAACATTAATATCAAAACAGTTAGCGTTACCGACCATATTTCCGTCAGTAGCAATTAGTACACCGTAATGAGGGAATCCAGTTACTTTGCATTGGTGCAAACTGCCACGCGCTCGCAAACGAATACCAGTACCGTACTGCGTTGAGTCGCAGATAACATCACCGTACTCAACTTTATCTGCTCCCGATAAACCCCCTACAACATCTGTTAGAGAGTAAATTCTAAAATACTTATAGGCGCTTACATAATTTATAGTAAATTGCTGAACCCCATAAGTTACAACATCATTAACTACAAAAGAGCCTGACGTAACTTTTATGACATAACCCAGTGTGTTATAACCGGCATAAGCAATAGTCCCAACCGCGCCGCTTATAGAGCCAGTTACAGATGTACCAATAGGTATATCAATATATCTGCTCGGCTCTACCGCCCGTAATCCATTATTTGTACCGCTGTTATTTGCTATCTTTGCAGACATTTTCACACGTAGCCTATCGTCATAACAATGAGCAATAGTATTAGCAACAAGACCGCCATGTTCATTAGACAAGAGAAGTTTATGTGTTGGGTTGTAATCAATGACAGGTGACGATGTTCTGACATAACCATCTTGCACTACATCAATACCGATTAACGATGCTCCGTCAGCCGCCTTAGTATTCGGTATAGTTCCAGTAGGGCCATCAGTGTTATGTCTATTTAGGATAAAACCGTCTTTACCCGGAGGAAAGCGGCATATAGTCGCGCTTGCTACTCCGGTTGCATTTGTGTTGCCAATAATACGCGTAGTGCTCTTTAAGTTTACAGTCTCAGAAAACCATAGATCACCATCGCCCAAATGTATCGTTGCTCCTACGCGCTGGATTGAGCCTTGATCGATTCTTACTGATGCCTCAGCTTTAATTAGTGCAGCATAATGGTCAATGTACCGCTTTCCTTGATGTCCCGTAATATAAATACTTGGGTCGTCTAAGTCTAAAAAGTCTTTGATATTAATAATGTCAGCATTTTTAGAAGCTTGATTTCTAGCTACGCCACCAGTCGCTTGCGGTACGGTTTTAATCAAGGCATCAGTTACTAGATTAGCGTCAATAGCTACACCTTCTATTGCGTCTCTGACTGCTTGATCTGCTTGAGTGGTAACGCTGTCTATCAGTCCGATAGCATTTTGATTCGCTGTATTGGCAGCTTGCTGCGCTAGGTTAGCAGCTTGCTGTGACGCATTGGCAGCAGCAATAGCATTTGATACAGCTTGGCTAAACGCAATATCTGTACTATTCAACCTATTAATATAATAATTCAGAGTGTGTATGCTTGGCGCGAGTCTGCGGATCACCATATAATCAGCAGGTTTCCACATAAACTCAGACAAACTTATAGCATCTACCTGACTATTTAAAATGGTCTGTACAGCATTATTTAAATCAATAGCCATTTTTTTTAAGCTCCCATAAAAAAGCCCTCATATAGAGGGTGTGTGTTTAATTCAATTTAGGCTATCAAACCATTAATAAAGTCTTTGTCATTTGGATAGTAGCGTCGGTCATAAGACATGGCGCTAATCGATGACTCAAACACTCCCTTGCCAGTCTTTTCACTAATTAGATACGCATCAGCTTCGACCGCTGGTGCTTCAGTAATATCAAATACCGTATGTGTCACACCTGATGTTACTAATGCCATCATCGGTATGCGCGCCACTTCAATTTGAGAATCACCAATCTGGCCAACAATATCAATCACATCAACGGTGCAATTTTTAAGCTGCAAATGTATGACGTAGCTCTTATCTTCTTCTAACTCAACTAGATAATCCAAAGTTAATATTGTGTTTTCTTGATATTCAACTTGACCGCTGCATAGAATAGGCACAGTCGAATCAACGACTGCAATTCTGTCCATCCGCGTCACCAAGTCGCCTTCGCCGTATGCGATAAACTCTATTGCCTTACGGTTGTATCTCAGCTTATTCCACACTCGATTGGCTAAAAAATGCGCTTGAACTTTATTGGTCACGCCTTGAGTATCGATCGTCTTGTAGTTAGTACGCAGATCATCAGGCAGTCTGATAATTGCTTCACCATAATTGTCATCTGGGTCGCGCCATTTAAGCTCAACACCATCGTAATTATCTTGAATACCGAAAAACTCAGTCACCGTCATGCTCTCTGGTACGCTATTACGATGATTAAATAATACTAGGCTATTGGCCGTCTCGCGCTCAAAGTTAAAATAATGCAAGCCACCTTCGCGCCGCGCTGTACAAAAAACAGATTCAGCCACTGCAAATATCATCTCTTGATAGCTGCTGTACTTATCATCAAACGTGTAGTTAAACTCACACGCTTTTTCGGTGCCAAAGTAAGTTGCGATCTCATCACTGAGATCATAAAACGACTGAGCATCAACCTCGGTTTCATCCATGCGGCCAATGTAAGGATCAAGCGCCATGGCAATTGCGATATCTGCAAAGTTACTCGTTGCCATAAAGCCATTTGGCGTATCAAGCTTACGATGTAAGATAGCATTTAGCTCACTAGCATTAGTACCCGAGCCAATAGCCATACGTCGCAAACGTCCGATCGTATCGTGTTCATATGCCGACTTCTTAGTCTCGTAGTAGCCGTATGCGCTCTCAACGATGACATCATCAATCAAGCTAGCATCTTTGCCTTTATAATCTCTATTATCATTGGTGCGCCTGGTCCTAAATCTAAACTGACCAGCAACTGGCAGTGCCTTTTTAATCGTCTGGCCGATTGGGTTTCGGTTATTACCAATACCTCTCATGGTGTCGCTATGCTTATAGATCGCGCCAGTAGGGATACCACCAACAACCATCTGATATTCAATCTCGATATCTACCTGTTGAGCCTTATCATCTTGGTAAATGCCGTTTTGCGCCAAGAAATTGATGATAAACCCAGTCGTTTCTTTGCTACCAGCGTAGTACCAGCCAATAAAGTTATTCTTTGAGCTTATAAAGGAGACGCGCTGACTAGCGAAGTTACTCGCTTGCTGCGCTGTTATCTCATCAAGTCTATTCCAGTCACTATTGACCGTGGCGGGATTAACCAACGTTAATTCCGTGTTGGTTAGGCTTGATATCGTGTACTCACCGGACAAGTCAATGTTATTGTTATTGCCAGTCAATATGCCAGAGGTTACCCCAACTGTATTTGCTGTCAGCAAGTAAAAGCTCGGATTAACATCTTTAAAGCCACTAGACAGCACAACTTCGTAAATGTAACTGCCGGTACCACCTGACTTGATGATCGAGTCAACAGGATACTCACCAGCGAGGTTCAAGCTTTCGCCGCTATCGCCATCCACGAGTAATGACGTCACCCTTATCTTTTTATAGTCATTAGGCATGGGTATGTCGATGTGGCTTGCAATAGTCAGCACGCCATCTGTGACATTGACATTGGTGTTACCTGAGATGTTTCTATCCTCTGCGCTACCAAAGATCACATTTCTAATGTCGATCTTCTCACCAGCATTAAACTTATCGGTAAAGTTTGCGCTCGATGCTTTTACTTTGTTGGGCGCGGTAAAGCTTACGCCTTGGTAAACAAGGTAACCATCACTTGGTGATTTTAAAGTCTGTTTACCGTCAATAGAGCTGACTTGCTTGGTGACCAGTGGCAACTCGTTAAACGCTGCGCCAATCTGTATTTGCGGTGACTCACTAACGAGGGATACGCCAGGCTCATAAATGCTAATAGATGCGCCCTCGATAGTATTAATAGGCGTTTCACCCTCATTAATACTAGCCTCATCGATAGCAAACCAGCCAGTGCCAAAGCACAATAAGCACTCTTCAACTTGTACACGATCTTTATAGTAGCGATAGACAGAAGATACTAAGTCGGGTATGGATTTGCGTTTGCCATAAATATCAGGTGATCGCTCATTCACACGGTGTTTGTTTTGACGCTGAGCAAGACTGTTATTGGGTGAGCCAGATGTATCTTGCGGCGTGCTCATGTCAGGCATGTTCATGTAGGTATAAATAGCACTGCCGATCGATATGACTGCGGCAATCAGCAGCAGTGTCGTCGGCTCTCCTGCATGACATAGCACTTGGTAGTCGCCAGTCACGTCTTTAAGCGCCCAAGCCTCAAGCTTGGTCTTTGGTGTGATATCGTTCTGCACACATATAGCACCATTATACAAGCGAGCTGCTGGATACTCTTCACGTACTGACATCCATTCTGTTAAAAGGCAGTCAAAGCTACGCTCAGTGCATTCAGTAGCATCAAGCTCGTTGTGAAAAATCTTTAACGTCATAAAAACGTACCTTTTTATAGTGGCGTTTGATGCTACGCAATGTCTCGTATCGTGTGCCAAGCTCTGATAAATGTAAGATTCGGCCGCAATAGTACAAGCCAACATGATGCCTGTTATCCAGCGTCATCATGAGGACGATAGTGCCATCGCTAGGCTTGTCAACTAAGTCGCCTTGCTCCATGCCTTGCTTAGTAGGTATTAACTCGTCATCGATAGAGCCAGTCAAGCCCAAAAAGCAGTGACTAAAGTCATAGTCAAACAAGTGCTTACCAGCATCGATCAGCAAGTGAACACAATGATAATTATCACGGTCAAACTGACGGCCAAGCAAAGGATCAATACTTTTCATAACAATCCTTTTAAGTCAGGGTATTTGTCAGGGGTCATCGGCCGACCTGTGGCGACGGTATTTTTATCGGGCGTCTTAGCTTCAAAAGTAGTGGCTTGGTGATCGCGGCTCATTTGCTCAACAAACAAACCTTTTGCAATATCGATCGGCTTATCTTTAGCAAATGACATAGAGGTCACATCGTAAGCGTAGGCGCGATAAATGACTTGTGGATATTCATCACTGTCAGACGCTCTTATTTGCTTAATCAGTGGCGGTACGATCTCACCCAAGTCACCCAAAGTAATGTTAAAACTTTGATCCAAGTCGTCGGATGTTTTGCCGCGATTGATGAGTAATGGCGCAAACTCAAAGTTAACGATCTCACCTGTCTCGAGCATGGCATCAACGCCATCGGCATGATTGGTCACGATGCGAATAGGCGTTGGCCATAAACTGTGACTGACTTCTAACGTCTCGAGTGAGGCAATGCTAGGAGAGCTATCAAGGTGCAAATCTTTGATATCGTCGATTGTTACCATCAAGAAGCCCTTTTCGATTAATACTACTTAGTGGATTTTTGGCATTAAAAAAGCCCTTACATTTCTGTAAAGGCTTGCCACTTTATTCTGTAATTTATTTATCTAGATTTTCTTTATTCCAGTTATCAATCAACTGACTAGCAAACTTAAAATCATCATGACTGATTAGAATTGCGTTATGGTAGTCGTTTGGTTTGTCCCAAATCCTTATGCCGTCCTCGCTAACATCGAAATTAACACCCGATATATTAAACTCATTTAAAGCCATAGTTAAGTCCTCACGTAGAGCGCTAGATATCATTAATCTTTGTATTTTAATACTACAGATTACCCAAAGCATCTGGCAAGTCTTCATTGACCAATTTTTCGAGCAAGTTGAGAAATTTGCGCGGGTCGCCTGACTCCCACAAGCCAATGATGGTTTCATCAAAATCTTTGCCGGTATTGTTTGGCTTTAACCGCAGACCAAATGACACGCTATAGACTTTGCCATCACGCTCACCGATCTGTAGCGATCCCGCGACAAACTGACAGACATAAGTAGCGACACTGGTTTCATCAACAATCAATCGCCACAGAAACGGACGTGGATTTGTCTGATGACTGTTCCAGAATGCCCACCAGTATTGCTGTTTAATCTTCTCATCGAGCATGACCGATGCTGTGACAGTGTGTACGTTGTTCACAAACTGCACACGCTGACGAGCAAAGCCGCCCATCAACGCTTGTTCTAATAAATTGTTTGCCACATCGGGCGTGTACCCACGTTGCAATGGGCACAGTGCAAAGTTATTCATCGGCGGTTTACCTTAGCGGTCGTGCCGCGCTGTATGCTTTTGCTTTCAAGTGAATTGGATTTTCTAATACGCTTGAATGATTTTTCAATCATCTTATCTACAACTTCAACAGTGACCTCGCCATTGGGCTGACGGGTAGCGCGTGCGTCAACACCACTTGATTTGTCGATAAATGTTAAATTTAAAGCATTAGATTTTTGACCTTCAGACATAAACTTAACCAGGTCTTTATTTTGCTTAGGAGATAGCACGCGCTCATCTTTTTGCAGCAGATAAGTGGCTTCTTCTGGCACGTTATCCAAGCCGCCGTGAGCGATACCGGCAACAGATGGCGGTGCCATTCCACCGATACCCGCTGCTTGTGCTACTTGTATGGCTGATGCTGCAATGGCTGCTGGCATTGCCAAGTAGGGACCAACTAAAGGGATGGCTGATATGGCATTGAACGTGTTTGAATACGTTTCTTTGACATTCATGAGGGCTTTTTGTACCGCGTAAGTGCGCTCCATAATAAATGCAGCTTGTTGCATCCTAGAGTTTTCACCAAAGAACATACTAGCAATGCTAGTCATGGCACCAAACGCATTCTCTTGTATAGCGACTCGGGTGTTTTTGAGCTGCTCATCAAGCGACTGCTGTTTCAATGCATGGTCTTGCTCCATCGCCCACATGTTATCAAGATGTTCTTGCTTAGCGATTTCTAATAACTCAAAACGCTCAAGCTCTGGCAATTCAAAATTACCACGTTCATCTGTGGCATTAATTTGATTTTGACGTTCAGAGTATTGCGTATTGACTGAATCAGACGCTTCGTCACGATCTTGCGCGACTCGCCAAACAGAATAATCATCATCGGTCATCGTTCGTTGAGCCATGCGATCAAGCCCTTCGTTGACAACAATGCCTCTGTTTGATTTCACGCTGTTAGCGATTGATTGATAGAGCTTGTCCTGCTCACGCGCTTTGGCACCCGCAGCAAACTTAAAGTTAGCCAAATCTTCTTGATAGGCTGCGTTCTCTAGGTCAATAAGTAACTGTCTAGACTGATCATCTTCTACAAAATCAACGTTGATACGCTCAATCTTTTTGTTGTGCTCATACGTTAGTTTTTCTTCATCCTTCATGTAGCTTTCAAGTATCGACTTGGCTTTGGCTGTTCGTTTTTCGTCATACTCAGCTTTGGCGCGGCTCAATAGATCTGTGCGCTCAATAGAGCCTTCGACATATAAGGACTCAATCTCTGTAATATTAGCAGCATAATCACGGTCTAATTTTTCGCGCTCGGTGGCATACTTTACTTGTATAGAGGTTTGCCTTTTAAACGTTTCCTCTTGCAGCTTTTGGGCGTCTTTCGCTTGCTTACTTACCGTGTCGTAAACCATTTTGCTCGTATCAGTCGTGGCTGACTTCATATAAGCAAGCACGTTTTTGGTGTATTCTTTCGTTTGGCCGATACCTTTCTTGTTTCTAGCCCAACGGTCAGATAGTATCAACGTCATTGGGTTTTTGTCTACATTGCCCTCGCCAGTGTTGTAGGCTGCAATTGTCTTGACAAGGTCACCATCGAACCGCTTATAAAGCCAGCTTAAGTACTTAGCAGCGCCTTCTGTGGCTTGCTCCATATTCAGTGCGTTATCTACTTTGAATCGCTCAGCAGTAGCGTTGATCAACTGAAAACCACCTTTAGCCCTGCCATACTTGGTTACGGGTCCTTTTGCTTGTGTATTGCCGTGTGATTCTTGCATGTGTATGCCGGTCATCAACCCCTGTGGTAAGCCATATTGCGCTTCATAATTTGCAAAGCCATACTTCTCAGCGTTAGCAAGGGCTTTTGCGTTTGGCACAAGCTTGACTGTACCTGCTAATTTTTGGGCCTTTGCTAGCGCTTCCAATGCTTTAGCATTGGCCTCGGCTTCAACAGTGTTAGTTGCTAAGCCGCTTGTGTACTGCTGTGTGGCATCGCTAGTCTCGTATAATGCGCCAGCAAGTCCGTTTAGCGGCTTTGTGCTTGACTCAAACATGCTGCTAGTGGCTGTCAGCATGTTCTTAACTTCGCTAATTATATCTCCGCCTAGACTTGCACCTATCTTCATATAATCGATAGCGCCTTGTTTTAACACTCTCGCCTTAGCAACCAAGCCTTCAGCGTCAAAAAAGTTACTGGTAGTTATGCCGATGTTTGCGACTTGTTCACCGAATGCTTGAACCAGTCGGATTATAATCTTGATACCGCCTGCAACACCTACAATGCCGGCCGCTACGGATTTGGCGATAATACCTACGGACTCCATGGTACTTCCAAACTGACCGCCTTTGGTTTTACCGTCTACAAAATAACCCATAAGATTATTTAGCACTGGCATCATTTGCCCTGCTAACTGTGTCTTGAACCCATCAAACTGAGTAGATACCGCCTGAGTTTGTGCTGTTAATCGTCTAGATTGCTCAATTGCCGCTTCAGTTTTAATAACCCCTGCTGCCTCTAGCTCCTCACCATACTTGCTCAGTATGTCGCCGCCGTTGGCGAACAATGGCATTAAATTACCTAAATCACCTGCCAAGCTTTCAAAGACAAACCGCTGCTCTTGTGATGTAGCGCCAAGTGCATCCATCTTATCTTTAACAAGCTGGATCGCTTCCGCACCGTCTTTGCCTTGTAGCGTCTTACCAAGCTTGCGAATCTCTTCGTCAGTCAACTTGGTGTTGTTTTGCAAAGCTTCCATGAAGTCAGCTGCGCCGCCGCCGCCAGTGGCACTAAACTCGCCCAACTTCTCTTGAACGTCGCCCAAAATACCGCCTAAAGCATCTTGCTCAACTCCCAACTGAGCAGCGGCATAGCTTAAAGTCTGAAAGCTCTTTAGGCTAGTGTTGGCTGTTTTAGCCATAATACTAAGCTGAACGTCAGATTTTGCAGATTCAACTGTAAAAGCAACTAGAGCAGCGCCTGCGACCGCCACACCTGTTGCTGCCATAGCTCCAAATGCAAGCGCGGCCTTTCCTAGGTTTTTAGTAACAGATTCATTTATGTTGTTGGTGCTATCTGCCGCTTGGCGTTCTGCTTGGGTCAGACCATCAGTGAACTCACTTAGGCGTACCGCCAAGTCAAGTGTTAGCGTGCCTAGTGAAGTGCTGGCCATAACGACTTATCCTTATTTTAGGTAATAAAAAACCCCATCAGATGACAGGGCTTTTTATGGTTAGTGGTTAGACTACTTGATGACAGGCTGTACGATCATGTCGCGTACCGTGTCCAGATTTAGGGTGATGAGATGTAGCAAGCTGTGCAGCTCTCGATTTTCCTCATTAGAGATCAGCTCTTGCACCACACCGATAGTACCGTCCAGATAGGCAGTGATAGCATCGGCTCTGTCTATCTGACTGTGGGGCTTCACCTCAAAATAAGGGTGGGTCGGCTTAGGGTTATGAATATGCAGTGTAGTGACACTATTGATATTATATTGACTCATAGCTGCTCTCCACTATTACCAACCATGACGACGTTCGACCATGTTTGCGCCTCTACCATTTTTTTAGACACCGCATAGCTTAATGCGGTCAATTGTTGCAAATCAAGATCATTACAGTCATTGATGAATTTTGGTAGCTCTGTGGTCGAAATAAGAAATTCGTGATCGGCTAGTGGTCGAGTCCACAGTCTACCTTGCAAATCAACTTGTGATACCAAGCGGTCGTTATTACGGTAATAATAGAAATGCGGTGTTTGTTCTGTCGGTGCAGAGACGGTCTGTTTTGTAAACATCATCCGGTGCAGGTACTCTACTGCTTCAGCAACTTGGCTGACCGTTAAGTCGCCAACATGAGCGACATTAAACCGATGCAATACCAAGTTAAAGGCTTCGGAAAATCCGAGATCGAGTCTTTTCATAGCCATATGTACAGTTTTAATTAAACCGTTTCGGTCTTTAACGCTAGATGGCAACTCTTCATTGACACTTGGATGGATAGCAGAGCCAGTGTGCCAATAATCATGAAGGACTGTATAACATTCTTTCTTATATTCAATCAAAGCGTCTTTGATTTCAGGTTTGACACGTTTGGCATCAATCCCAAATAACCAACCGTTTAACATATCGATAGGTAAGCAAAGCGTTTCTTGTGCACCGCCTTTTGAAGGTGTTCGTATGACACGAATACCTTCTGAAAGCACTTCGTCGCGTTTGATTCTTTCTAATTGACCATGCCAAGCCAAGCCGATGTTTTCAGCGATTGGTTTAACAGCGGTATAGTGAATACCATCTAACTCGATAGTAAGAAGTGGTTGACCGTTAAAGTCGATAGTTTGAATGTTGTTGCCTCCATTAGGGGCATTTGCTATAATAGTCATGTTTAGTTCCTTTACGAATTAGATGTAGTAGTAGAAGCAGATGTGTTACTTTCCACGGTATCATCTGCTTTTTTTGTGCCTGATTGTTTTTCAACCTGTTCACGAGCTTGTTCCAAGTGCATGTTAATTTCACCTAATAAAGAGCGATGATTATTAACGGCATTTGTTTTTAACCACTGATGCAGGTCTTTGGTTAGCCTTAATTGATATTGGACAGGGTGAGTTCGATTTGCAGACATAGTAAATTCTCTTTTGTTATTTAGATAAGTACCTACTAGGTACTATTAGATAGTAATCTAACTAGCATTCTGTGTCAACACCTAGTAGGTACTCTATGGAATATTTATATGACTTTACAAACTGAACCTCAATACAAACTAAGAATGCCGCTTGAGCTAAAAGATAAAATCAAATCTTCAGCAGAAAATAAAAACCGTTCTATGAACGCTGATATTGTGGCAAGGCTTGAGCAAACCTTTAAGCAGGAAGATAGCAGCGAAACGCCTAGTGCCAGCAACGCGCTTATTATCACTGCTATGTATCAGACCCTACGAGAAGAGGGCTATACGCATGACAAAGCCGAGCAAGTGATTACCGACTCTGTTAAAAAGTTATTGGACATGGATTTTATTAAAAAGAATTATAATAATGCAGTGGATAGGGATAAAGATTAAATGAAAAACAAAATTTACTTTAAGTTATTACCATTTCTACTAATAGCTACGACTTCGCACGCGCGTCCACTACCAGACGAAGTTGGTGTCTGCTATGAGTTCAAAGCAGACGAAATGATCCGTCGTGATATCTGTATCATTACTGAAGGTAATGCTGCTGGTGGTATGTATGCCAACCTTCAACTGGCGGATGGTAAGCAATACCAAATTGCTAGTCATGGGATTATTGGACTCAATGATGACCTATATGACCTCAACGGAAAAGATGCAGTTCATTATTTAAGAGATGCCTCCTTTTATGAAACCACTGATTATGAGGGCTTAGCTGAGATTAATGAGCCAGCTTTATACTGTTATAAAACAAAAACACTTGACCTTTGTCATAATTAATCAATGACATTTCAGTGAAACCTAGCCATTAATCTGATCCTCAAAACTTTCAATCACATCATCTTCATTTGGCATAAACTCAAGTGGTTCTACCCAGTCCTTAACTTCAAGCCCTTTATTAATATTCATTGCAATGATATTAGCCGATGCTTGCTCAACACGTCTGCCGATGTTTAGGCTGCCGCGCCGCGCTCGGTACTCTGCCCACTGATTTATTTCTAGCATAGTTAGATTTTTTTTAACTTGATGGACAGTGTTACCACCAATTCCGTTAAGCGCAAGCTCAAACAGCAACTCGTTCTCACCAGCTACGAAGCCTTTGCGTTCTTGGCTTTTTCCCACGTCTTTTTTATATTGTCAGCACCATAGACTTTGTCAAAAATAGCTCGAGCCATTGCTTGAATAAAAGTATCTTCTACTTGTTTTTTGGTAAACATCAGCTTGTCTTTATCATCAACCAGCGTCTTGCTGATCCATTCACTAGCAACGCTCTCTCCGTCATTCATACGCTTTAGTAGAGATTCGGTTTCAATAAACGGCAGTTGCTTGATACGAATATCAACGCTCATTTCCTCACTGTTATGAAAGAAATCAACGGTTGCATCGCGCACTTCTGAGACAAGGCTACCTGACTTGATATCTAACAATGAAACCTTAATTGGCGTTGGCACTTCTGGATTGTTTGAATCTTCTTGATCTGTTGATGCTTTCTGAGTCTCTTTAGCCTTTGGAGTCTTTGCCATCTTCCTAATCCTTCAAATAAGTAAGCCCCAATTAAGGGGCTTTGGTTTTAATTTACAATGCGTCATCACGCCAAAATTGTTACTACTCAGTAGTTTTCCATGCAGCGATAGCTCGAGACTGGCGCTTCATTGAGATCGTGTGCTTCACCAATGAGTCAGGATCTAGCACAGGTGCACTATTTCTTAGTCGCGTGGTAAAAGAAATCCAGCTACGGCCTTCTGGCAATGTAACATTATCACTGGCCAGTGCTGGCACCACCTTACCATCTGAAAGACCTACAAACACTTCCACATATTCTCGGTCATCAGCGAGCTGCAACAATGTAATATGGGTTGCATTTTTAGGATCTGTATTAATCGAAATAGAACCTTCGCCTGGTGTATTAAGCCCATATGTTGATGTAGCTGACTCTTCTTCCTCAAGACATGTATCAGGGATATCCGTGGGCGTATCGTCACCGATGACAATGCCAGTAATGCACACCATCTTTGTTAATGTGGGCGTGGCATCGTCGCCATGCTTAATCCAAACGCTGGTGCCCTGCGTTAGCACCCCTTTTTCTTTCTTAGCCATGATTGGCTCCTAGTGTGATTGGTTGATAATTAACGGGCTAATATCCAGTTGGCATCAAAGCCGCGACCGTATAGCTTTGTACTTGGGTCATGCTGATTAATTGACGGATTTTTTATCCATGATTGTGTTTCTAATGCACGTCTGGCTGCATCACGCAGCTCATACGATTGCTTTCTAGTTGCTGCGTAAACCATTACTTGATACTGAGTATCGTCAAAATTGGCAGGCCCATCTAAATGATTGTTAGCTTGTCCGCTTATTGCTTGCCAGACGATGTAGGGTGGTGGCACAGATACACACCGCTCTCCATTTGGCTTGGTTGTCATTGGTGCAACATCTTCATAAATTTGAGGATCACCGGCTTTATCCATCTTGATAAGAGCCATCACCTCGCTACTGTCCTTCAATGATTCGTATATCGGTATAAAGCTCATAGCTTGGCAATCTCCTTGTCTAATTCTTCTAAGAACGATCGTTTAAATTCAGCCTCTACTGCGGCTTGGTTGTTGTTAAGTGCTGGTCGTAAAAAAGGATCGGCTGAATTGGTAGCGCTTCCATACTCTCGAAAACGCCAGTACCAAGTGTCGCCGCCTGCATTCTTAGATGATCCGCCAGTTTCGTAGGTTTGACCAACAACACCTTTGCGCCTGTTTGGTCTAGTATTTGGGTACTTCTTGGCACCGCCTTTGACACCGACTTTCATCATTACAAAGTCATTGCCCTTGGTTTTGCTCGGTTTGGTTATGATGTTTTTCCATATCCTATTGATGGTATCTTTATCATCTATCGACTTGGCATTTTGCACCGCTGCTTTTTTGACGATGTTCATCGCTTTACGTGATGAGCGCGTTGCAGCGTTCTTGACTTTCCTTGGCTTGCCGAGCTGCTGAAATTTTGCAATAACCTCATCAAGACCTTGCATCTCGTTTGCCATGATTATTCCTTAAACTGTTCGACACCAGAACGCAGGTTAAAAGTGGTATAGGTATAACCATCTTCGTTATCATCCAAGCCATCACTATCTATAGCAAACGTTCGGCCTTTCCATATCACACGCATCGTCGTATTAATGGCAGTGTTATAACGAACCAGCATCCGTGCCGTGACTTCTGACTGCTCCGCTTGGGCGCTTAGCAAGTCTTTAGATGATAGTGGTGTTATCTTGGCCCATAGGATTGAGTGCTCAGTCCACTGTGACGGTAACTCAAAGCCATCATCGTCCTTGCCACCAGCATCATACTGCTCGATAGTGACTCTGTGCCTCAGTTGACCTGCTTTGATACCCATATCAGCCATCCATATCTAAGTAAGGTGTTGCAGTAGGCTCATCGTCATCACAGCTTTGCTCCAGCAAGTCGCCCAATGCGCCATCGATTTGCTCGATAAGCTGAAAAATAACCTGCTCTTTGATTGCTGATTGCTCAATTAAGACGTTATTTTGTTCGATTATTTTTGTCATCAGCGGAATTAAGGCGCTGCAACAGCAGTTTTGCGCGTCGTTTTGCTTCGTCTGTTCTTTGTTTAATCCAGTCACGGCGTGCCTCGCATCCTTTACAGGTCATTGTTGTCAATCCTATTGGTTATTTTAGGATCATCTTTGGTTGATACGGCCTTCGATTTATCAAGTTTTGATTTGATAACATTAGGTTTTGCGTCAGCGGGGTCTGGAGTTTTGACATCGAGCACATCGCCTTTATGTAATAATTTACGCCCTTCTGTTTGGCTGACAGATACCGTGTCGCCTTTTTGTGCAATGGTTCTGTCAATCATCATGCGTTTCAAAGTAACTACATACATAATCATTCCCTCATAATCATCTTTTAGATAGCCGTTGGTTTTCGATAAGGCCATAACAGAGCGCGAACAGGTGCAGGCAGATAGTTGCCATCTGATGGCATGTCTTTATCCATGTTGCGATGATAGTCGTAGTAACCGACTAGCAGCAGCACAGCGACTTTAATGTCTGGTGTATCAGCAGCGTCAACAGTTTTAGTTATGTATTGATTGGTGGCAGCCTCAGCAGCAGCGATATACATCGTTAAGTTAGGATCGTTGGCATCATCGTCATAGCGTAAGTGATGTTTCACTTCTTCAAGCGTTACCCAGATCATTCTCATCTCCTTTCGGTTCTTCAATGGCAGGAGTAGGGGCTTTAGCAAATGGGTCCGCTGCATCACGCTTAGCGATGGCGGCAAGGCTAAAGTTCTGCTGCTGAATCATCGGACTTTCGCCACCAGGTACAGCTGCCAAACCAATCTTAGCGCGTGCTTCGTTAGGCGACATGATGGCGCCTTTAACACCTTTGTCTAAATAATCCATCTGACTGCCAGCATCCATACGCAATAGAGCATCAAGACAAAACTCAACTTCAACGCCATCTTCTAAGTCCAAGTGTTGGTTGAGTAGGTTTTCTGCGCTCTCAATGTAGTGCTGTAAACAATCGCTGTAATAGATGTCGTTATGATCACTCACTTTGCCCGCTGGTATAGGGGCAAGTCCAACTTTGAAAGCCGGCACTCTAAACGCGGTACAGACAATCTCACCTGACATTTTTAACTGCTCAACAAGCTGCGCATCGTGTGCAGCAACAGACATAGGAACGTAAGTCATGCCGTCACTCAATACAGCTGTGCCGCCTCTACCACCCTTAGAATAGTTTATCTCCCAGTTATTCTTAAGCTCTTTGCTATTGGCTTCGCTGATAGCACCAGGTGCGGTTAAGATTCCAGACGGTCGTGATTCGTTAGCAAAGAATGACTGAGCATTACGCTGAATACTAATGCCTTGGCTCGCTGATAGGGCACATGCTGTAATAGGGGATAAGCCAACCAGCGGATGATAGAAGCAATTAAAGCGGTCATGGATAATCTCAGACGCAGGGAACACAACATCTTCATCTAGATTAAACAAACGATCCTTTCGCACTTGATAGAACACATTACCGTGAGGATCTACCAATGGCTTAGTACGTTCGGGATTCAGTATTTGTAGTTTCCAAACATCACCGAATATATCACGGACTTTCCAAACGTACACATTGCCGCTAGTCGCTTTGCTTGTCGCCCATGCTTCTATAAACTGTTGCCAGTTTTGAAACTCGTTAGGTCTGGCCAAAAGCTTTTTGACAGAGCTATCACAGACTTGGCTAACACCATCAATCTTTTTTTTAGTCTTGATTTTTAACTTGCCAATGTCGCAGGTAATTAGAGAGATACAGGCAAACACAGCATGATGGCGCATCTGGTCATTCTTACTAACTTCAATCTCTTGATTACGCTGCCATGCGCCGGTGCTCGGCTCATGTATCGTGTGCCAAACATCACCGCCAATAATCGGTTGGGCAGTGCTTGCTGATTTTTTGCCGGTCATCCAATCAAACATGCCCATAATAATTACTCGTCGTTTGGTTTAGGAGTTGCTTTAGCCTTTGATTTGGTTTTAGGCTTTGGCTCGGTTGGCTCGGTTGGCTCGGTTGGCTCAGTAGGCTCCGTTGGCTCGGTTGGCTCGGTTGACTGGGTTAGGTGGGTTAGATCAGTTGGGCCAGCTAGTTCAGCAAGGCCAGCAAGGTCTGCAAGGTTTACAAGGATGCCAAGGACGTCATGAATGTCAAGAGCCACACGAGCATCACAAGGGAC